AGCCGATAAAACCGACCAGTGCCAGTCCTATCACTATCAACAGTAGTTTAATAATGCGTATCATATTTTTCTCCTTTACGCGGGATAGGTATTTCTACCACTAACGACGCATACTAGCTACGTCCTTTGCTTCATCATCGGAAAAAATGGGCACCGCATTGCTTTTATGCATAGTACCAATACCGATAATTTTTGTGCCTGTGTACACTTTGTCAGGCATCTTTAATGCAGGTTCCATATCTCTGCCACCATTAAGGCTAGCAATATATGGTCCGGTATCGCGGCGAAACGGCTGTGTCTCTTTTGGAGATAACAATGGAGCAGACATGGCCCGCTTCAGTTCCTTGGCTTGCGACTCCTTATCCCATTTCTTTTTTAGGGCTTTCCAACTTTCTTCCAATTCTCTTGCCTTTCTTGCTTCGTCCGCATTACGAAACTTAACTTTGCCTTTGCGTTTGCCTGTAGTCGTCAGCCATGGGCCTTCTAAATGCATTGTCATATGTTTCCTTGAATAAAGATACCAATCATTCTTGGTAAATTTATTATATAGTAAATTTTGGGATTTGTCTAGTGATTAGAGCTTGAAATTAACCAATTCTAACATATCTTCCCAATCTAGACCGCCCAACTTGCCGCTCAATTCAATGATAAAATCATTTCCATTTTTTTCACAGTCAATGCCAAGCATTGTGTAAATTTCTTTTTGTGAGCCTGGTTCCAAACACTTATTGGCTACCCATAAAACTGTGACAAATGCTAGAGTAAATATCTTTTCATTTTCCTGCACACCGTTATTTTTACACCATTCTATCGTTTGATCGAGATAACAATCTAAACTTGACCAGTGGTCCGTCATACTCTAAAACTTTCGCCGCATCCGCAGCGATCTTTTTCATTTGGATTCCGGAATTCAAATCCTTCATTTAATCCATTCCTAACCCAATCCATTTCCAAACCTGAAACGTAAGATAAACTTTTACTGTCTACATAGATGTGGGCACCGCGAGATTCAAAAATATGATCTCCTTCGAAGATTTTATCAGCATATTCAAGAACATAGGCAAGTCCTGAGCACCCTGTGGTTTTAACACCTATCCGAATGCCAAGGCCCTTGCCTCTTTTCTCCAATTGATGTTTAATCTTTCCAGCCGCTTCCTCAGTTAACGAGATCATGCTTTTTCTTATAATCCTCTACGGCCGCTCTAATTGCGTCTTCGGCAAGGATTGAACAATGGATTTTCACTGGTGGTAGACTCAGTTCTTGTGCTATCTGTGTGTTTTTTATTGTAGTCGCTTGATCAAGTGTTTTACCTTTGACCCATTCAGTTACTAGAGAGCTACTGGCAATCGCTGAACCACAGCCGTAGGTCTTAAACTTAGCATCCGTGATAACGCCATCTTCTACTTTAATTTGAAGCTTCATTACATCTCCGCAGGCAGGAGCTCCTACCATGCCTGTGCCGACAGAGTCATCGCCTTTGTCAAAACTACCAACATTGCGAGGATTTTCATAGTGATCGATGACTTGTGAAGAATATGCCATTGTTTTATCCTTTCCGAAATAATGATATGACCTTTGCCTGAAGAGTTTTAGCGAACTCAGGTTGGGGGAAATTCCATCCTATAAACGCCCCTAGGGCTAACCAAAAAATAGTTTCTAACATGATACACCTCCTTCAAGGATATATCAGTATTTATGCTTATTTTCCCGCTGATTCTTTGCGGGAATTTTTAACGAGTGTGACGTCATTGCGAGTTTCTTTGCAGAGCTTGGCTAATTCTTGTAAATGCTTTCGAACTCTAGTGCCTGCTGCGCCAACTTCTTTATCGTAAAACTTTTCAAAGTCATTCTCCATAGCTTCTACAATTTTTGTAAATTCTGAAAATTTATTCTTACTCATATTTTTTCCTTTCCTTAATGAGTTTGGCTAGCCTTCTAGCCGTTCCTGCTGACAGCGTCCAACCTAGATGTCCATGTCCTGTATGATAATATACATTACTTTTGACTTTACTTTGTCCTACAATGGGCATCATGTTTGGTGTCATTGGTCTTAAACAAGCCCACTCACTGTAATCATTTACTATGAGATGGGGGAAGTTTGTTCTAACCCAACGTAACAACGGTTCTATTCTGTCTTTACGTATAGTATAGTTATGTCCTGCTAGCTCTGCTGTACCCGCAACTCTGAGCCTATTACCTAAGGTGCTGGTTACAATTTTGGCTTCATCGTCTAATAAACTGACCTGCGGCATAGTAAAATGGTTTACAGCATTAGCTGCTGGTATAGTAATGCTATATCCTTTTACAGGATAAATGGGCAAACTATCTCCAAAAGATTTGGCGATAGCAGGACTGTTTACTCCAGCAGCAATCACAGTAATTTCATGTACATCATCTATGAAGCACTGGTCATATTGGTAGGTAAACACTACACCATACTTTACCTGCAACACTTTTGTCAGTGCTACACAGAACTTATGTATATCACCGGTCCAGTCACTGGGTGTATAAACACCGCCTACGATACCTTGCATGTGTCTTAGAGCGGGATCTTTGTCATAGACTTGCTTAATATCTAATATTTCCCATTCACAGCCATAGGCATTGTATAGTTCTTGAACCTGCTGAGCTTGAACAAAGTATTTTGGATTTTTATAAATGTGCAGTATTCCTTTATACTTTTGATCGTAATCAATAGATTCTTCGTTGGCAATCTGCATTAGGGCACTACGACTTTCTATACCAATCTGTATAGTTTCTATAGTGTTACGGAGGTAGTCGTTATTTGCTGTATGATATAAAAACTTAGCTAGCCAAACAGCTTTATCAAAGTCCAGTTCCGGCCGAATAAGCAGTGGTGCGTCTTTTTGAAACATCCACCTAACACCTTTAGCCACATTTCCCCATGTAGTCCATACCTCAGAATTGCTGACAGATATTTGACCTCCGTTAGCATAGCTGCATTTTTCAGCTGGTCCTTTTTCTTGTTCATACACATGAACTTGGTGTCCGTCTTTGGCTAAGAAATATGCCGCGGTTAAACCAGCAATACCGGCACCAACTACTGCGACTTTCATAGAACTCCAAGATGTGCTTCAAGCCATAGTTTACAGTCTGGCCAAGTGGTGTATGTGTGGGCTAGGCCGCCTTGACATATCCACTCTTCATTGTTACTTTGTCGATCATCGATTAATATATCATCTGGATTTTTACATCTAATCCATTTGTCGTGACTGTAAGGTCCAAAGAACACAGGAATATCCGGAAAATATTCAGCGGCCCACAATACTTTATCTTGGAATGACCAAGGCATATCATTGCGTTTTGGCACGGCGGTTAGGAAAAACAGGCCGCAGCCAGTCTTAGCTTTGTACCTTCTGCACCAATTTACCAAATCAACAGCACCTTCTTTGAGGGACAAATTCCTATACATTCTGTGATCAGCCTTTAAACTATGCCAGTTTTCATCGGACAACGGTTGCCCCAGTTGCCATTCCATTTTTAGATATGCTCTTGCGTAGCCGGTCCAATCGGCCACGACATCATCCATGTCAAGATAGATATTCATGCTCTATTATAGTTTATAACCAAATAGCAGTCAACCGGCAAACACAGTAGGGGATCCAGAAGTGATAGATCCAGCATCTGCACTGTCACCTATTCTAGCTATTGCCTTATTGTTTACAAATACTGTGCCTGATCCTGCATTAATTGCTGCGGTATGTGTAACTGAACAGCCCGAACCTGTGAGCCTATGTACCACGGTAGGATCTCCCTGGCGCTCTACCCCGAGATTATTTGCGAAGACATCTGTAGATGGACCCGTTAAAGTGGTTGTGCTGTCACATCCATGGCCTGTTGCTATCGTGTCTCCTATTCTTGCCACTGGCGCCATGAAATTATCCTGTTATTATCCCGCCGGCATTGACTGGCTGTATTCCGGTGGTTTGATAGGTGTATTGGTCTGCGATTTCTTTTACTGTATGGCCCTTTGCGATAATACTATTTTTGTTGAATGCAAATTCTTTTTCAGGATCTACAGTCATAAAAACTGGAGTCATAACAGGACCCTTGCTAGTCACAGCTAACATTAGAGGTTTTGCTAGATTCATTTCTGTCATATCTTCGCCTGTGTATTTCCCGATAACTTCTTCACCGGAAATAATCTTAAGGCTCACGATATCGCCTACACTGAATTTTGATTTTTCAAATAGCATTAAATTTCCCCGTCCCCATAGCCCATGCTATCTCTATCAAATAATTTTTGAAGATCGGTAAAGCCACCTATGACATCTCCGTTTATCACGATTTGAGGCACAGTTCTTGCCATGGGAATATGCTCCAACAGTTGTTCCTTGGACCAACCTGAACCTATTCTCCGTTCTTCAAAGTCAATATTTTTTTGCTTCAACAATGCTTTTGCCTGATCACAGTATGGGCAATTATCTTTGCTCCAAACAACAACTTTCATTTTCTTTCCTTTTTTCCATTAATATAATATCTCTACCTATTCACACGCCATTGACCAATATTATTTGCCACTCTGTTTTTATAATTATCGTTTCTGTATTGTGGTGGCCATTTTCATCATAAATTAGGCAGTGCTGCGTAATCTAAACTATCACTCATCACGCCTATTACGTAGTTTGTAGATTCATTTTCTTGCAGTGCAGTTTGTTTCTTGCTAGTGTCGCTGTGTTTGTTGAACCAGGGAATAGGAGTAGTTTTCGAAGCTGGCGCCCAATATTTAATGCCAACGTCTTTCAATGAAACATTAGCCGTAAAATCTACAAAATCTTTAAGAATATTAGCATTTAAGCCAATGACTGGCCCTTTCTGGAAGAGATAATCTGCCCAGGCCTTTTCCTCTGCAATTACGTCTCTATATATCTGCATGACTTCTTCTTGGCACACGCTGGCAGTGCTGGCAAAACGATGATCTTCTTTCACGACCTGATTGATCAGCCAAGCAGTCCAGCCTTTGTGTAGTAATTCATCCTGTAGAATTAAACTGATAATATTTCCATTACCAATAAAGATTTTATTTTCAACCATGGCTAAACTAGTAGCGAACGACACCATGAAGCGAAAGGCTTCCAATGCATATGAGGCGTGTAATGCTAGATAGATTGCCTTTACATGCTCCTGTTCAGGAACCTTTTCACCCAATTCTCTACGACAGTTAACCAGATGGAGGCCGTCATAGTACCGACCTACACTCGATGCCATGTCAACTATTTCTTTGGTTTGATGAATAGTGTTGAATACTTCTTTGGGTACGTTATAGATGTTGCGAATGATATGACTGTAGCTTCGACTATGAATATTAGTTTCAAAAAATGTCCAATTATAAACCAAGGCTTCAAGTTCTGGCAGGCTAATTACTGGAGTAAAAATTTGGCTGGGGCCGCGGCCTTGTATACTATCTAATGCAGTCTGGCGGAGCAGATTGCTAGTGAAAATATGTTTTACCGCATCGCTGGCATCCTTAAAATCATTGGCGTCTTTGCTGAGGCTGATTTCTTCCGGCACCCAAAAGAAACCGCGAGCTGTTTTTTCAAAGTCAGCAATCTTGTTATATTTTACTTCTTCGAAACGTTGCACGGTCACTGGACCGGCCGGATCCAAGAACATTTTACGCTGGAGATAGTCTGTGTTTGTTTTTAGATTATATTGTTTTTTTGACATTAGAGTTGATCCCGTTTTTTCTGCCTTGTACGTCTTGAGATTAAAGTTTGCATGCCTCGCAATCTTCTTGTAATTCAACCTCGTGGCCATTTATCTGCACACCATGAAATCCATTGGTTTGTGGTTTTTCGTCCAGCACTCTAGAGCCTTGTTTATTAATTAGGCTGTAGTAGAACGTCTTTAATCCCCATTTGTGTGCCTGCATGAGATTAGTTGCAATTAGTGTAGTTGGAACTTTCTTGTTAGGAAAGTGTGCTGGATTGTAAAAAGTGTTTGTACTGATACTCTGATCAACGTAGGCAGCTAAAACTGCCGCAGTTTTTATGTATCCAATACAGTCTTTTTGGTCCCACATCAATTGATACCTGTTTTTCAGTTTGTGGTATTCCGGTACAACCTGTGTAAATGCGCCGGCCTTGCTTTCTTTGACACTGATCAAACTCATAGGCATTTCTATGCCATTTGTGCTGTTGATAACTACGCTTGAACTCTCTACTGGCGCAATAGCCATTAACGTTGCATTGCGGACACCGTATTGTTTCATATCACTGCGTAGCGGTTCCCAATCTAGTTCGGGTGTGAAATCAGTGAGCTCTTCTGCTCCCGCCGCACGTCGCTGCCATGGAAATATTCCTTGCCCGTAACGAGTGCGGTCACTGTGTTTGCACTTGCCACGTTCCTTGGCTAGTTCAACAGTGGCTTCTGTGAGATAATAGGCCTGGTGTTCCATCCAGGTTTTAACTTCTGCTAGTGCATCTTTTTCCCCGTAACGAAGTCCCCTCTTAGCGTGCCAGTATGCAAGGTTTGTCACGCCTATGCCCAACGGTTGAATTTCGTCATTCGATAGTTTACTTTGTATACTCAAAAAATCTTGGTAGTCAAGTATATTACAGAGACTGCGGTGAAGAATACGACAGGCCCTACGCATATCTTCAGGATTGCGGAAACTACCCCAATTGATTGATCCAAGAGTACATAAAGCGATACGCCCGTCAACATCATCTAGCCGTTTAAAAGGACGAGTGGGTAAAAGTATTTCACAACACAAATTTGACTGATAGATGGTATGATATTCGGGATCGAACGGGCCTTGATTCATCACGTTGTCGATGAACACAAGATAGATGCGACCGGTATCGGTTCTTTCTTTGAGTATTCCCGACTTGAACACTTCCTCAGCATCCATAGTTTTCTTGCGAAGCCCTGCTTGCCGCTCATATTTTACATACAGTTCTTCAAATAGCGTAGTATCTTGATAGAAAGCTTCATACAGATCAGGCACTTCATTAGGATCGAAAAAGGTTATTTGCTCTCGATTTTTAAATCGTCGCCAGAAGAAACTACTAAGCACAACCCCATAATCCATATGACGGACTCGTGTTTCCTCGGTTCCTTGATTGTTTTTAAGAACAATAAGATCATCAAACTGATGATGCCAAATGGGATAAAATACTGTAGCACTAGCATTGCGGATGCCTCCTTGACTGCATGAACGCAGGTCACCAAACCATTTCTTAAGGAAGGGTATCATGCCTGTATGCATGATTTCGCCGCCCCTAATTGGCGAGCCTAGAGGACGAAGACGTCCAATTTCTAAACCAATACCAGCACGTTTGCTGGCATACTTGGCCATCATTTCGCCCGAAGCAAAAATGCTATCGAGATCGTCATCGCTACGAATGAGCACACAAGAACTAAATTGTTTCGTAGGAGTGCCCAGGCCTGCCAAGACAGGAGTAGCGAGAGTGAAAAGACCGTCAGAGGCCGCCGTGTAATACTCTTTGATGTAACGCATCCTTGCCGAATTAGGTTCTTCTTTATGAAAGACAGTGGCTGCCGCAATAATGTAACGTACTTGCGGAGTTTCATATATTTCCTTTGATGCGCGATTACGCACAAGGTACTTCTCTATCAACTGTTCTATCGCGGCATAGCTGTATTCTTCATCCTTGCTGTGATCTAGCACGTCGTTCATTCGGTTCCAGTCATCTTCAGAATACCATTCTAACAGTTCCGGCGTGTACAGGCCTGTGGCCACATTACGTTTTACGATTTCAAAGAGTGGTGGTGGAGTGTAATCACCGTAGACATCCTTGCGTAACATGCTGATCCGTTGTTTGCCTGCTACGAATTGATAATTTGTGTGTCCGATATCTGGATTGGCTTCTATATCAATAAGATCTACCACGGCTCGCAGAGTGATTTCATCGATTTCTCTAGTGGTAATGCCATCATAAAAATGCGGCTGTGCTTTTATTTCCACCATTGATTGGCTGACATCCGCTATGCCCTGGCATATTTTTGCTACCTGTGCCTGCCATTTTTCGATAGTTAAAGGTTCTTTGTTGCCGTTTCTTTTTATTACTGTGATTCCACTCATATTTTTTCTTTGTTAAGGAATTTATTTACCGGTATGATACTATACTTGCAAGTTTCATCTCTTGCCAAAAAGTCATTCAAAAACAAAGACTTAAGGATTTGCAGTTGCCTGAGAAGATTATATCATTTTGCCAATAATTATAATATAACAAGTTTATATTATGCAAGCAAAATGACTGATCAAGAAGTTACCGAATAGGTAAAATTAAATCGCCCGTTATCAGAGATAGTGCTGTTGGTATAGCTAACCACTATGGTATCTACGCTACCAGATGCATCAGTGTCGACGATAGCTGCATATAACTGAAATGAATCCTCAGTGCCTGCTGTACCTGTGTGATCAAAGTCGTCACTGACCTGTAGATTGCCATTGACGTAGTCTACAGCGATGTGCAGAGTGCCTTTTTTCATTATCGCAGCGCTCGCGGAGTTACTGTAACTTTGATAGACATATCTAATTTCATATGAAGCACTGGCGTAATATGGCAACCTAAACA